TTTACCAAGAGGTCTACTCAACATTGAGCCTTCTCGGCACCAATAAGATAGCAAAGAACCTTCTTTTGAAAGGTTATAGGCAATCTATCGGTGGCACAAGTAAGATCAATGCTGTAGTAGATAGGTTTATCTCGTAATAGAGTTAGAAACTTATTTTGATCAAAGGTACAATCTGAATGCAGCCTCGATAATATCTCATTAAGAGAATTATGAAGAGGCCGTAGAGCAGTTTGTGTCCAATAATCAAGTAAGCCGATGACTCTAGTCTTACCTTCTTTATCAGAAAAGTAGGACAATCTTCTCAGCAAGTTAGATCGTAACGGGTAAACTTTAACCCACATCTGTGAAGCGGACTCCGGCAGTATGTCAAAACTCGAAATTAGGTCATCTAATCGAGAGGCCAGCTTGTTACCGGCTACCACATTTAAACTGTGGATCAGCCATTTTGGTAACAAGGTCGCTTCGGAAGATGACATAATTAGAGCTTGACCTACCGGACCATTCTTCACAGTCATGTGAAAAGAGGTTCACTCGGTACTTATAGGACCGATACCGAGAATTCGTAACGCACACTTAATTTCAGAGTCAGTTAGATTCTGAGATCTTGTGGGCGCCACAATTGTACTGGTATCCAAGACAGGAGGCAATTTTAATGATCTTAAACACATTAGCAATGTGAATATGACTTTCAAATGCTCTGGTCGAGTTGTAAACTGTTTAAATTGGGATAGCCAACAAGGCCATCCTGATGAATCTAGTTTAACAAGATCCATAGAAGACAAAGGAGACCCAGATAAGACACGCATAACTGCGAGTCTAGAATCCTTCACGTATTTGATTACGAAAGGGATCCCTCGGTCACCAGCGATCTTCTCTAATTTCTTGAAGAAAAGAGATACCTGACTTTTCATTTCACCAAGAGCTACAGGCAGATAATGAGTTAAGATTAGCAGGGTTAACTCCCTGTTGTGTCGTAACAATTTATCTGTATTAGTAGCTTTTATTGAATATAAAAGGTACAGGACCAAGACCAATATCTCTCTGTAAACTCGGGGTGCTAGCCCTGTAAACAGATGCGGTTACGACTCCACGGAGACTATTGGTCCGGATCCTACACATTCCTTACGGGAATGAGTCGGAAACCCACCAAGACGCGCGGTTAAGCGGAGTCATGATGTTAGACTTAATCTAAC